ACAGTTAGCGGTGGAGAGGTTGACCGGCGTGAGGTTTGAGGGAATGCCGCCGACTTGGAAGGACTGGACCTCGAGGATCGGCCAGAAGGCAGGGTGGATGATGTACCACCCTTGGCGGTTGCAGCGGTAGCGACCGGTCTCGGTGTTGACGGTGGCTCCGAGGGTGCCGACTGCGCCGAGGCAGTAGTTGTCGGCGAAGGCTGATGCCTGGTTGATCAGGTTCGACAGTGCGTGATCCTGCACCGACAGGTCGCCTCCGGGGATGAGGTTCGTCGTGTCGATTGCAGCTGCGATAGGCGAACGCTTGAACTCGGCTGCGGTGATGTACGCCGAGCGGTTGTTGTAGGTGAGGTTCTGTGGGCTAACGACGCTCATGGTTCAGTTCCTCGATTGCTCCGATCAGCACTGCTTCGGTCAACTGCTTCGTGTCCGAGGTCGTGCCGCTTGTCTTGGCTGCGTGCCAGTCCGTCGCCGCCTGCTTGAGACGGTTGAGAGCCTCGTGCTCGGCCTTGGCGATGACGATGTGGCTCATGCGTTGGCGATCATCTCTGAGCCGCCACAACGACCGCAGGAGTCGCTGAACACGGCTTGGAATCCGCACGCTGAGCAAGTGAAGCCCGACGTGCGAAATACCGTTCCGACGACTGCGAAGTCGCCAGTCTTGCGGAGTGCCTTGGCTGCTGATGGGTCGACGTGGAACGTGCCGTCTTTGTGACGCTTGTGTTCCTTGCCACCGATCTCGACGCTCACTGCGCCTTTATCGGGTCCGATCATGCGAGTCATGCAATCCTCCTTGGTTGGCCTTGAGGGGAGCGGCCCTGTGTGGACCGCTCCCCTCTCTAGCCGATGAGTGTGCTGGATCAGCCGGTGATACCGGTGATGGCACCCGACCATGCTGGCGCACGGTGGATCATCGTGTTGATCATGTACGACGAGGCGTCGTATGACATCTGCACGACGGGCCACTCAATGACCATCATGTCCTGAACCGAGGCGACCTGAGTCGTCTCTGCCACACCCGAGTCCGGGAAGGGCAGGTTCTTCTGCCAGATCAGGGCGGTCCCTGCTGGCATGTATGGGTGAGCCACAACGTCGACGAGCTTGCCGGTGGTCTCGTTCACGAGACCGGTGACAACCGAGCCGATGTTGACGCCGTCGCCGCCGTCGTAGTTGATCCGGTAGCCGGTGGCAGTTCCACCGCTCTGCTGGATCGCACGAGCGAGCGCACGACGAACCGCTCCACCGGTGAGGATGGAGTCGCAGTCGCCGAGTACCGAACCGAACAGTGATGCGAAGGCGTCCTGAAACTCTGCGCCCGGCTCCGAGGTGGAGAGGGTGCCGTTGAGACGCTTGACGTATCCAGCCTGAGTCGGGTCGGTGTAGACGGCGATGAGACCGTCGTAGCCGTACTGGTTGGAGTCCGCAGCCGCTGATGGGACGGTGAACGAACCTGCGCCAGCGGTCAGGATGGTGACGCTGTTTCCGATGACGACCGTCTTGGAGGTGTACGTTCCCGAGACAGTTCCCGAGTAGACGTTCCATGACAGGACCGAAGCCGGAAGTGCGGTCGGAGCGGTGATGGTGACGGAGTTGTTCGACCCAGAGACCGCACGGCTTCCCTCAGCGGTGGTGGCGAGGGTCTCGCCAGCCGAGGAGTTCAGGCTGATCTTGTAGTAGAGCGTGTCCGTTCCGCCGACGAGCGTTCCGCCTGTGGTCGTGGCCGCAGCCGAGGTGTAGTCCGTGACAACTGGACGGGTCAGTGCGCCAACGAAGCCGACGTTCCCAGCCGAGCCGTTTCCACGACCGGTGAGGAGGTTGCGCTCTTCGCCGAGCATGGTCGCCCAGAGGAGCGAGGTGTGGCTGAGTTGACGAAGGTCGGTGTAGCCCTGCGCTTGGAACTGAGCCTGCATGTAGACCTCATCGCTGACGCCCGACTCAACATACGACACAACCTTGCGGTCGGCGGCGTAGCTGATCTTCGAGGGACGCTGGAGGGCGATGCCGCTGCTGCTCGGGAACTGCGTTGAAGCGGTTCCTGATGAGAAGAACGTGCTCTGGTTGGCGACGCCACCGGTGCCCGAGTTGGACACGCCAGTGATGCGACGGAACTCCTTGGCCTGACCGACGCCACCGATGCGCGAGATGCTGTTGCGCAGGATGAACGAGCGAGGCACGAGAAGCGCCAGCGCCGGGTCGAGGTCGTAAGGAACGAGGCCGTAGTTTCCGGCGATAGCACCGGTCAGCGGCGTTGAGTTCGTCCAGTCCTTGTTGATGTCAACGAGGCGGTCGATTGCGGCCTGAGCCTCGGCGACAACGTCAGGAGCCATCGACTTGTTGACGATGTCCGAACGCATGGCCTCAAGTGAGGCGGTCGGGTTGGAGGCGGCTGCGGTCTTGACGATGCCTTCGCCCTTGACGAATGCAATCTCGCCACGAGTAGCGGCGTGGTAGGACCGGGCCTGAGCGTCGGACAGAGCCGACTTGAACATTTCGAAGCGCTCAAGACGCTGGTCGGCGGGAAGTCCACCGAACAGGTCGTCAACGCGAGGGGCTGCGAGAGCCATGTTGATCTCCTTAGATCGTAGGGTTGGTTGGTTAGGCGCTGACGAGCTTCTTGGCGTCGGCTTCCATCTCCAGAGCCTTGCTCAGGTACATCGTCCGCAGGTCGGGATCAACGACCTCTGATGCGAACTTCCTGTACCGGGAAGCCTCTGACTGGAGCCGCTCGGCTTCGACGCTCTTGTACGCCTGTCCTGCGGTTCGGGTGATGGCTGGCCCACCTGGAGCCGCCATCTCTTTCACTCGCTCCAGTTCAGCCTTGAGGAGCTCGATCTCCTCAGACTGCGCTGCCTTTGCGATTTCAATGTCGGCGAGGATCGTGTCCACGCCGAGGGCCTTGACGACTTCGGCTCGGAGAGCGTCACGCTCGTCGTCGCCGCCAGCCTTGGCTGCCTTCACGATGTCGGCGCTGACGCCGAGTGCCATGTAGTCCATATCGATGTCCTTCTCGTCTGACTCGTCCATTGTGAACGGAGCGTCGGTCTCGCCTTCTTCGGCTTCGCCGTCCCACCAATCTAGGAAGATTTGCAGCGCAGCGAGGAGGTGAGAAACGTCCATCGTTTCGTCCTCCTCGCCCATCGCCATCTCGTCCAGTTCGGCCTTGATAAGTGCGATGAGTGACTGACGAACGGCTTCGAGGTCGGCGGCGTTGTGCTCAACCTTCTCAAGGTCGGCGTCTGCGCCCTTCCAGTTCTCAGGGATCAGGTCCTCACGGTTCAGCGCAGCGGCACGAGTCTTGATGTGCGCCTTGACCTTGGCCGGGTCCTTGGCTCGCCCGAATGACTGGATGGCGTTCTTGAGGTCGGCGACAGTCTTGATGGGGTAGGAGCCATCGGGAAGCGCAGCGCCAGACGAGGAGGCCTGTGCACGCTCGTCCTCGGAGTATTCACGCTTCTCGGTCTCGGCGTCTGCGGCCTTCGGGTCTTGGATAACCGTTCCGGGGTTGATCCCCGGCTCCTCGGGCTTGCCAGCGTGTCCGGTGCCGTCGCACTTCGGGCAGGTCTCGCCGGTCTCTGGCAGTTTGCCGAGTCCGTCGCAGGTGGCGCACTGGTGGTCGCCGGGGTACTCGGACTCGTCCTTCGGCTGGTAGCCGTCCTCGGGCTTCCAGTCGGCCTCAATGCTCGGGTCGCCTGCGGCCTTCTCGTAGTCGTAGGTGCGCTCGGCGTCAGCGGCTTCGACGGTCTCGGTGAGTCCGACGCCCTTGGCGATGGTGGTCACGGCGGTCGGGTTGCACGGACGGTCGACGTAGGACACTTCCACGATGTTGCCGCCGACGATGCGTCCGCGCGGAGCGGAGGCGTCCTTGACGACCTTGGCACCCTTGATGCCGATGCTGTAACCCTTCAGGAGTCCGGCCTCAATCTTCGCCTTGGTGCCCTCGTCGATGACTCGTGACTTGAGGTGCCAGTCGTCGCCCTCGTTACTGAGTTCGAGTCCGATGCCAGCGGCGATAGGTGAGTGCATCTCACGCAGGTTGCCGAACTGCATCCAAGCAGGCATCGCAGACTTCAGCCACGTCGGGTCGCAGACTTGCTCGTCAAGGTCGAGGTCGGGGCCTGTGGCCTTGCCGACGACGATCAACTGCCCGTCCTCGTCGTATGTCTTGGTGATGTCGCCTGCGTAGGCGTAGACGGTCTCGTCGGTCATCTGTTGATGGCTCCTGGATCAGTGTCCCTTGAAATGCTTGGACAGTTTGTCGTGGTGGTGCTTTACCTTGGCGACGTGGGGCTTCTTCGCCTTCTTCGGTTTCTTCACCTTGGGGGCCTTATGACCACCGTGAGCCTTCACGCCTCCGGTGCTGTGTCGTCGGGTCATCGTGGCAAGCGTAGAACGAACGTGTGTTCGTTTGGTGTAACCGCCTAGCCCAGCGTCTCAACGTCGTCGAAGAATGAACTCGGCAAGCCGAAGTCGTCGGCGATGATGTCGGGCTTCGGTTCTCCGTCTGACTTGGTGACGTTGCCAAACTTCACGAGGTCCATGCCTGCGAGTTCGTTGGCGACCTGCTGGAACTTGATCAGCATGTTCTGGATCTCCTCCGGTAGTGCTGCGAATCGGTCGGGGTGGTTGAACAGGACTTGGACTTCACTGTGGAACTCGAGTGCGTTCTCGCCTGCGTACTCTGAGATGTATTTAGCGATGAACTCGTTGCCGACTCGGTTGCCGTTCAGGTCGACCTTGATGCCTTGTGCGTCAAGGAATCCTGCCTCACGCATGGCACGAGCGATGATGCCGTCTCCGGCGAAGTTGCTAC